AGAAAAGACCAGCATCATAAGGGTTAGTTCCTCTATAACCTACTGTTAAGTAGTCAACACCAGCATATGGGTCAACATATACTTTAACTCTTCCGTTTAGAAGACCAGCAAAAGTATTACCAGTATCGTCAACGTTTAAGTTTGTGTTAAGAGCAGGAGTGTAATCTAATACACCTGCCATTGAAAGAGCAGAAGCTACATCACTTGAACAAAGGATAAAGTTACCTTTTCCTCTTCTTGTATCTTTAGCGATGAAGTTTGATTCTCTTTCGATTTGGAACAATAATCCTTTGAATTTCTC